ACGCTACAACTATATAAAGCACAATTTGACGAGGCTGTGCAACTGTTTGTTCAGGAAATGAGCAGGGACTATGCAGCCGAATACAACGGAGGTATATAAAAATGGCCATAAGTCAAGCAATGTGTACATTGTTTAAAAAAGATGTGTTACTAGGTGATCACCACCTAGACTCAGACAACATCTACATAGCACTTTACACCAGCTCAGCGAGCTTGGGTGCAGCAACGGATGGATATGTAACATCTGGTGAAGTTGCGAACGGAAACGGATACACTACTGCGGGAAACGCTCTCGCAAGTAAGACCGTTGAAGAAGACAGCACAAGCGGAGTTTTCGATGCAGCTGACCCAGAGTGGACATCAGCAACATTTACCGCACGAGGTGCTTTAATTTATAACAAGACGCTGGGTGATGCTTCATCAAACGCTAGAGGTGCAATTGCAGTTTTAGATTTTGGTGGTGACTTCACGGTTGCAGGAGGAACTTTTAAGATTGTCTTCCCTGCGAACACTGCTTCCAACGCAATAGTAAGGATCGACTGATATGGCAATAACCTATGTAAATGATCTCAGATTATCAGAGATGGACACTGGTGACAATTCAGGCACATGGGGAACTGTCACTAACACGAACTTAGAATTGATCGGAGAGGCTCTAGGCTTTGGCACAGAAGCCATAACCACAAACGCCGACACACACGCTTCAGTTATTGCTGATGGCTCTACAGATCCTGTTAGAGCGATGTATGTTAAATATACAGGCACACTCGACTCAGCTTGTACAATAACCATTGGACCAAACACTGTTAATAAATTTTATTACATTGAGAATGCAACCTCTGGTTCTCAAAATATTATTATAAGCCAAGGTTCTGGTGCTAATGTAACGATCCCAGCAGGAGACACTAAAGCTGTTTATTTAGATGGTGCAGGATCAGGTGCAGCAGTTACTGATGCTTTTGCTTCGTTGAATGTTGTTGACCTCAAGGTTCAAGACGATCTGACGGTTACGGATGATGCTTCAGTAGGTGGCGATTTGCTTGTTAGTGGAGAGGTGCAAACAGCTAATATTGGTTTCACCGATGGTGACAATGCTATGACCATAGCAGATGGAGGAGCAGTAACTTTTCCAATAGCATCAGTTTTTACTGGTGGGTTTGCTGCTAATGCTGCCTGTACAATTACAACTGCGGATAACTTGTCTGGTTTAATTGTGGCTAGTACTGATGCTGATGCACAGGTTGGTCCTACACTACAACTTAAAAGAAATAGCGGCTCTCCAGCGGATGCAGACAATCTTGGTAACATTATTTTTGTTGGGGAAAATGATGCGGATGAAGCTGTCGTATATGGAAATATTGGTTTCACTGCTCCAGATGTTAGCGATGGTACAGAGGATGGTTTGTTCTTCCTCAACGTAATAAATGCAGGCACTGAACGAAGCCGAATGTTTATGAACGCCACTGAAACTGTATTTAATGAAGAACATCTAGACATAAACTTCCGCATTGAAGGAGACACACTACCCAACCTCTTTCATGTCGATGCAGGAGAAGACTCTTTAGGTATTAATACCTTAGGTGTTTCTAGTTCTTTGGTTACGCTTCAAGGTAAATCAGGTGCTGATGGTAGCTCAATAACCACCAAAACCTTACATCTTATTGAAGGTGGTTATAATGACGGCAATACATTTCAAGTAAGTGATGCTAGTTCTGCTGCAAGATTTGGTGTTGATGGGTCAGGGAGGGTTATTATTGGTAATGCTGTCTCAAGAACAGTCCAAGGTTTTGCTACCACTCTCCAAGTAGAGGGTACGTCTGCTACAACCAGTTCCCTACAGTTAGTGCGAAACTCTAACAGTGTTGATCCACCCTACATTAATTTTGGTAAAAGCAGGGCAACTGCTACTGGTGGAGTAACCGCTGTTGCTAACAATGACTTACTTGGTGAAATATCTTGGACCGCTGCTGATGGCACGGATCTTAACAATGTTGCAGCAACGATTCGTGCAAAAGCGTCTGCTGCTGCCACTGGAAACTCTACTCCAGGACGTTTAGAATTTTTAACAACAACATCAGGTTCAGGTGATGCAACGGAGAGGCTCAGAATTGATCACAATGGCAACATCATAATCGCAAACTCAGGCGGCACACTATACACAAATACAGCAGGTACATCCAACTTCCGTGCAGGTGTAAACGCAGGTAACAGCATTGCTTCTGGTGGTAACTATAATACGGTTGTAGGTGATGAAGCTGGTACTGCTATTACGACAGGCGATGGTATGGTGGCAATCGGATACCAAGCATTGATGACCGAAGATGCTCAAGGCCATTCAACAGCCGTGGGTGCTAGTGCTTTAAAAATGCAAAACACAGGTGGTACGGCACACAACGTGGCTGTAGGCAGTGAGGCAGGTATTAATCTCACCACCGGAACAAGCAATACTTTTGTTGGAGGCATCTCCGCCGGTAGTGGTGTTGTAACAGGAGCTCACAATAACGCTGTTGGCGCGGAAACTCTATATCCCCTGACAAGTGGAGCTGCAAACAATGTTTTTGGCTACCAAGCAGGATCAAAAATAACTACGGGAAACTACAACGTAGCTATGGGGCATGAGGCACTAGAAACAGAAGATACGGGTGAGGGTGCAACCGCTATTGGGTATCGGGCTTTAAAGGTTCAAAATAGTGACCTTGCCAATTACAACACTGCGGTGGGCTACCAAGCAGGTCTTGGAGTCACTGTAGGGGTAAGAAATACCATAATCGGCGCTGTTGCTGGAGACGCTATAACCGAAGGAAGCTACAATTGTGTAATGGGATACAATGCTCAAGGCATTGACACTAAAGGTTCTAGGTCAGTTGCTCTTGGTTATGGTGCATTAGGAGCGCAAAACTTTACAAGCGTTACAGACAATTACAATGTAGCAATAGGTTTTGGGGCAGGGGCGTCCTTATCAACAGGCACAAACAACGTCTTAATTGGGGGTAATGTTGCTCAGGTTGATGGGGGAATTGTTGGGGAAGACCCAATACAGACAGGAACCAACAATGTTGTTATTGGTAAGGCTGCTCAAGTAAGTGCAGAAAATGCGGATGCCCAAGTCGTATTAGGCTTTGAGTGTACTGGTGCAAGTAATACAAGTTTAACTTTTGGTAAGTCCACAACAGATAGCAACATTGATTTTGGTGCAACAAGCATTACTGCCCCTTCAGACGAAAGATACAAAGAAGAAATTACTACTGCTACGGCAGGTCTTTCGTTTATAAACGATTTGCGGCCTGTTACATTTAAATGGAAAAAAGAAAAAGATGTCCCTGTTAATTCTAAGTCTTACAGGGAAGGCTCTGAAACAAGAGTGATGGAATGTGGCGATAAGGTCATGCACGGTTTTATTGCTCAAGAGGTAAAGGCTGTTATTGATAACCACCCAGAAATTAAAGACGGTTTCCGTATGTGGGCTGAAACAGATAATTTTGATAATAGGCAACGAGTTGCGCCAGGGGAATTAATTCCTGTATTAACAAAAGCTGTTCAGGAACTGTCAACAGCATTAGACGCAGCCTTGGCTCGTATAGCAGTATTGGAAGGATAAGACATGGCAATTACATTCACATGGTCCGTCAAGGACATGCACAAAGTTACTGAAACAGGTGCAGTATATAAAGTTGAGTGGTCTTGCTCTGGCGTAGATGCTGACACTGAGGAAAGCCACAGTCGGTCAGGGTCATATCTACATACAAACTCTGATGGAGAACAAGCTACACCTGACCACACAGCATCAGGTTTTAAACCATATGCAGACTTGACTGAAGATGATGTATTAGCTTGGTGCAAGGCTGACGGAGTGCAGGCACACAATGAAGGTTTGATTTCGTCTAACATCACCAACAGGATAGCTGCTCAAGCAAACTCAACAGGTATGCCGTGGGCTGCTGAATAAAGGAGAGCAAAAATGACTGATGAAAACGTGTTAAGTATCGATGGCAAAGGCTATGCCGAAGCTGACCTTAATAATCAGCAAAAGTATTTAATCGCACAACTAAAAGATCTTTCTGTTAAAACTAACAAGTTGCGAGCTGATTTAGATCAGGTTCAGCGAGCAGCAGATAGTTTTCAAAAAGAACTTCTAGAGTCTTTTAAACAGATTGCTGAAGAAATTATCGAAAAGGATACTGAAAAAGCATCATGAAGCTAGAGGAGCTGAGTCGTAGGTTGACCGTTGTAGAAGTTCAATTAGAAGAACGCTGGAAAGAAACGATCCTTAGAATAAAAAGGATAGAGGCTATTCTAATTGGTGTTGCTGGGACGATAATAGTCCTCCTTGCCAATATAGTTTGGAGAATGTAAATGAGTCTAATCACATCTTTAGTTGGTCCAGTTACTGGCTTGCTCGATAAATTCATAGAAGACAAAGACCAGAAATCAGCTCTTGCTCACGAAATTGCAACTATGGGTGAGCGACATGCTCAAGAGGCTTTGCTTGCTCAGCTAGAGATAAATAAAGCAGAAGCTGCAAGTGGCAGTTTATTTAAAGGTGGGTGGAGACCTTTTGTTGGTTGGATCTGCGGATTCGCTTTGCTTTATCATTTCATTTTATCTCCGCTAATTATTTTCATTGTAGCATTATCAGGTGCAACAATCCCACCATTGCCCGAGTTCGACATGGGAAGTTTAATGACTGTTCTTTTAGGAATGCTCGGCATTGGTGGCTTGAGAACCTTTGAGAAACAGAAAGGACTTACCAAATGAGCGACATAGAAATGTTTCATGTTGGCGAGAATAGCGAAGGAGAAGAGCTTTACAATCTCCGATATGTAAAAGGTGGCAGAAGTTTACCAACTCCGAGCATGACTAAAGCAGAAGCTCTAGCTAAAATAAACGGAGAGCCTGAGCAGGAAAAAAGCTATAAAGATATGACGAAAAAAGAATTAGAGCTTTTCATGCGAGAACACAGTATAGAGTTAGATAGAAGAAAATCAAAAGACGACCTTTTAAGTCAGGTTGATGAATTTTTCGAGGATTAAATCATGAGTAATGCACTCAAATTGTTACAAACTAAATGCGGATGTTCAGCTGATGGTTCGTTTGGTCCTAATACAGCTCGTGGCATTGTAGCACATTATGATATCTCTCCGGAGCGTGGTGCGCACCTGCTCGGACAAGTTGTGCATGAAAGTGGCTCTTTTAAGCTAACAAAAGAGAATTTAAATTACTCGACTGAAGCTATGATGCGTGTCTGGCCAAGCAGGTTTCCAACTGAAGAAAGCACAAAGCCATATGCACGCAATCCTAAAGCTCTAGCTGAGAACGTGTATTTGGATGCAAATCGTGGTGAAAAATACAAGCTCGGAAACGACACCAAAGAAAAAGCCAGTTTATATATTGGTCGAGGATTTATACAGCTGACGGGATACAACAACGTCAGGGCATTTGCTTCTGAAATGCGTGCTCCTGAAGTTTTAAACAATCCGCAATTGTTAGAAGAAGAATATGCCATGGACACAGCTATATGGTTTTTCGACTCTAATAAGTTGTGGAAAATATGCGACGAAGGTGTTAATGACGACGCAATTAAAAGGCTAACAAAACGAATAAATGGTGGTTACACTGGTCTGGATCACCGTATAAAAGAAACAAATAAAATCTATGAATGGTTGAAATAATATATGGCACTGCAGCTATTACAATTTAATCCAGGAATTGTTAAAGATATAACAGAATATTCCGCTGGGAAAACTGGACCTTTTTGGGTTGATGGTGATCTTGTGCGTTTCCGTAATGGCTATCCGACAAAAATAGGTGGTTGGCAGAAAGACCAGATAAATTTAGTTGATTCTGCTGGTACAGTAACAAGTACAGAAACAACCATAACTGGCATTGCCCGAGCAATGGTTAATTGGCGAGCTATAACCGATGGTGAAGATAGGATAGCTGTCGGCACACACAACCATCTTTACATTATACAAGACCAAGCACTTTATGATATTACACCTTTGCGTGATAAATCTAATGACGCAACAACAACAAGTGGCTCTATAAATGATAGCGTTACAACTATTCCTTTAACGAGTGTTGCTGGATTTAAAACTGCTGGAACAATACAAATAGCTTCCGAGATAATAACTTATACAGGAATAAGCACTTTAAATTTAACAGGATGTACTAGAGGGGCAGAAAGCACCTCGGCTGCATCTCACGGCAGTGGTGCAACAGTAACTCAAATATTGATTGATCCAATAGCAACAACAGACGGAAGCACAACTATTACAATAACAGATGCTGCTCATGGGGCAAAAGTCGGAGAATTTGTTGCAATAACAGGAGCTGCAGCGACAGGTGGAATAACCGCCGAAAACCTTAATAGAAAAGCTGGCTACCAAATAACAGCTATAACAACGAACACATACACAATAACCTCTCCAACTGCGGCAACTTCAACAGTCTCTGCTGGTGGGGGAAACGCAGTCGCTCTGGCTTATCTTATAGGCATAGATGCAGAGCTAGGAACACAAAGCTCAGATCCAGCATTAGGTTGGGGTGTTGGTGGTTGGAATAGTGGAACTTGGGGAACACCTAGATCAGAAGCAGAGTCAGACATTAATCTTACAAACTCGAACTGGAGTTTAAATCTCTGGGGAGAAGATCTTATAGCAACTGTTCGAGGTGGTGGAATTTATTATTGGGATACTTCCGGAACAGTCTCAAATAGAGCTGTATTGGTTTCTTCTCTTTCCGGAGCATTAAATGTCCCGAGTGTTGCATTTGTTTCAACAGTTTCCTTTCCGGACAGGCATTTTATTGCTGCTGGTTCTCAGGCATACCAAGGAGATGGTGGAGGAGATGTTGATCCTATGTTGGTTCGCTGGTCTGATCAAGAAGACTTTACTGACTTCGGACCAACATCTACAAATACAGCAGGTGACCAAAGACTAGAAATAGGAACCAAGGTTGTCTCTATCTCTCCAGCAAGGGAAGAAACGATCATCTCTACAGACGAAGCTATTTATGGAATGACGTTCGTTGGACCACCATTTATTTTTAGCTTTAGACTTTTAGCAACTAACTCTGGTGCTGCTGGAATTAACACAATGATCACTATCGATGGTGATGTTTTCTGGATGGGCAAGCGAAATTTCTTCGTTTACAATGGTGTTGTTAAAGAGCTGCCTTGTTCAGTTCAGTATTATGTATTCGACAGAATGCAAACTCGATATATTGATAAAACTTCTGTTGGTCACAATAAGCAGTTTAAAGAGATAACTTGGTTCTATGTTAGCAATGAGAACACTGCCTCTACAAACCCTGAACCCGATAGCTATGTAACATTCAACTATTTAGAAAATGCTTGGTCGGTTGGTTCTATGGATAGGACTGTTTGGAGAGACTCTTTCGGCTCTAGGGATGTTCCTTTTGCATTCGACAAAGACGGTTATCTTTACAACCACGAGACAGGAACGAGTGCTGATGGTGCAGCGATGACTTCGTTTATAGAAAGCTCTCCAGGAGAAATACCTAATACTGGTCAGGATCTTTATTTAGTCGATAAAGTTATTCCCGATGTAACAATGACCTCCGATACAACTCTATCATTATTCATAAATACACGCAAATATCCTAATGCAACGGAGGTTACTAAAGGACCATTCTCTATAACTAGCTCTACAACAAAAGTCAGTACAAGAGCTAAAGGTCGCCAAATGAGCATGAAACTTCAAAGCTCAGGAACACTAGACGACTGGAGTTTAGGCACTTTTAGAATAAACGCAAGAGAGGACGGTTTACGATGAGCGGAATTGGCTATATAAGGTTGCCAAGTCCACCGCAGGACTACGACCAAGGATATATGGCTCGATTCACGAATGCTATCGAGCTAGACAAACAAGCGACCTATTTCGCAGCAGACTCTGCGTTAAATAACATCGCAGAAAGAGCAGAAGCAACAGCATGGTTTATGGCATAAATGGCAAATAACTATAAAAATAAAAAGGTAGATCTAACAAGCACAGATGCAACTGTGCTATATACCTGTCCAAATGCTACGACTGGTCTTTTCAAGTCGATACTTGTTTCTGAGGATTCAGGCAACGCAGACACAATCACTGTAACTATTACAGATGCCGAGTCAACTCCAGCAACATTCAGCCTGTTTAAAGTAAAAGCTGTTGGGGCAAATACAACAGTTGAATTATTAACCGCACCTTTGGTGGTGCAAGAAAATGAAATTTTAAAGGTAACTGCAGCAACTGCAAATAGACTTCATGTTGTGGCCAGTTTGCTAGAAGTAAGCTAAAGGAGACGAAAATGCCACATGCCGCAGGACACACAGGATACGGAGCCAATCCAGTAGAAGATGGAACGGATGATCCGCAAACATATTCATATGACCTTTTCACTCTGAAAAGGAATCCTATAAAAGATGCGCTGGGTGGCAACAAGCTCCAAGATGTTTACGGCATATCTGCGCAAGAAGGTGGCATTCCTTCTTTTAACTTTGTAAATGCGATTGTTTCCGGACAGCGAACTTATACAGACACCAGTGCCGCCGACCGAGAAATGATGAAGAAATACATCGAAGACTGGAAGAATGCTGGTGGTGCTAACTCCGGAATGCCAGACCCTAAAATGATAATGCGAGAGATTGGATCAACAGTTGCTCCTATTGCTATGAGCGTTGGCGAAAGTTT